GTGATGCAACAGAAATGAAAAAGGAGACCCCCGCTACCGTCTTGAGGCACGTCGCATCCGCAACACGCCACTAGGCCACAAAGGTCAAACCAAGGTTTGATCCTGTAGCTGTAGCGGCGGGGTGCGGAGCAACGTACTCAAAGACGAGAGCAGAAGGGGGGCTCCAAGCAGAACTTCAACAACTCTACTTTAAGGCGCAACAGGGTGCACAACTCGAGGCGGACCCAGAGCTACACCTCCAAAGCCCAATCGGTCAGGACGGGCATCGCTGCCCCATCCCAAGGGAACTGGCCTTCCGGAACGACGAAGCGTACCGGAAAGACGGGACCCTACACACAGAATATGCCGACCCAAACGTGGTCAACAATTCTGGCGAGTGGGATAGGGCGGTCAATGACCGCCTCCTCGTCGAATGGGCTATAGGAGAGTGCGCACGAATCTACCGAAACGGTGATCTGCCACGCGTAACACGCGTGGCTTTGGCAGAACGAGGGTATAAAACCCGAGTAATCACCAAATCACCGGCTACACTCCAAATCGCAACTCAAGCGATCCGAAAACTGGTCTTCACTGCACTTCAGCGGTGGGGACCTGTCTCGGATAGCCTGAATGGAGACAAAGAGGCAGCAATCCGGCGGATCGTACGGCAGCAGCCCCCTGCGAACGGGCAATTCGTTTCGACAGACCTCAAGTCTGCAACGGATCTCCTCCACCAAGATGTTGCCATCGAGGTGTGGAAGGCCGTTGCGGAAACCTGGGGCCTATCGGCCGAAGTCCGTGACGCAGGGCTGCTAGCTCTGGGTCCGTCTCTAGTCATGCCACCCGGCAGCCAGGCCGAATCCACAGAGACTGAGGAAAACTTCGGGAAAGAAGGGACCGGCGAGGAGTACGTTCAAAAGAACGGAATCCTCATGGGAAACCCTCTTACCTGGTTTATCCTAAATCTCACGCAGAACGCCGCTGTCGATGCGTCGATCCGCGCCCCCTACCCTAACGGGTGGGAGGCAACGGGCCGACACAAGGACAGCAGCTTCAGCGTCTGTGGAGATGACCTGGTTGCCTACTGGCCTGAGCCATGGCGGAAAGGCTACGAGGAATCGATGGCCTCCATGGGTTATATCTTCTCACCCGGCAAGCATTTCATTGCTCGCCGGCGGGGTATTTTCGCCGAGCTCCCGTTCATAGGGAGAGTTAGCGAAGGGCCCGCGTACGACCAAACAACAAAAGCTTGGCGTACAGTAGATAGGTCCATGGCGGCTTCGATGCCTTGGAGCATCGTCGCCAGAGCAAGGGCAGTACCGGAAAAGCCCGGGAAGCTGGAAATCCCTGTCGTCATCACCCGTAGAAAACGGATGGTGGCGACGGAGCCGATACCCGTAATCCCCCTAAAAGGGTTCACACGGGAAACCGACTCAGAAGGGGCACCACGGTGGGCAACCGTGGGTCCAGCGTCCCGGGTCCTCGTTACCAAATACCCGGGCCTCCGAGAGAGGGTAGGGGAATTAGGGCGAACCATACTTAAGGAACAAGAAAACTCGTTCCGAAAAGCAGGGATCGTCCCAGAATTCCCGCCCCTCCTCGGGGGGCC